TACCATCAGTAGGTCTAATACTATACAACTTACCATCCTTGTAAGCAGAGGGTATCATTGCTAATGATGCATCCTTATATAAACTCATAATATCTCGTTCAATTCGTTAATAGTACAGGTTCTTGCCTCTGTTGATCCTGATGCCGTCTCGACTCTGAGGTCGTAGGCATCAAACAACTGTCTACCTAAGTCAGCCTGTGGGAATCTTCTTAAAGACTTACTTACACATTCAAAAGCCTCTACTACCGCTCCATCCGCTAACGCTCGGTTCTGGAATTGTGCAGGGTCTAATATGTAAAACATTGCACTTCCCCAACCTATCGTGTTGGTGAAAGCATCGCCACTTCCCCACCAGGTAGAGCCGTAGATTGAGCCGTAGCCCTTTTCATCAGTTGCCATTCTTCTCTATCTTCTTTATCAGTTTCTTCAACTTCTCAACGTTCTTCTTCTTCGGCTTGTAATGCTTAGAGATTCCAACCGTTGAAGACTCCGTTTTTGTCGGGGTACATATCATCGTCTTGACTTTGATTATACTCAGGGTATGTGTTGTTATTGAAAGCCATAAAATCAATGAACCTTCTTGTATAGTGCTCGGCTATATCTCTATGCTTCTCACTCAAGAAATCTAACTCCTCCTTAGTCATTGACTCGCTTGCTTCTGAGGAGTGCTTGTATGCACCCCCATTCGCAATCGTATAGGCTGCGTGAGGTAAATACTCAGTCATAGCGTAGTGTATCAACATAGGCTGTACATACTCATCCAATAACGTCTCGTATGCAGCAGGTAAAGTATCTGCTATAATGTCGTTTCGTATCTTGTCGTAGAGCTTTGATCCCAAGAAATTCTGTATGTGTATCTCCTGAGCAATCTCTATGAACGGCAGCAACTTATCACTATCTAGGTTTCCGCTGATAGTGCTGTTACGCACGATGTCCTCTTTCTTTATAAATAAAACCTTAGCCATTATTTCCCGTAATTTGGATGGTGTCCTTGTCTTGGCATATCAATAGGTGCTACCGACACCTCATTTGGATTCTTTGGCAACTTGAACCCTGCCCTAACAGCTTGGTTCACGTTGACAAACTTAGTACCCTGAAGGGCATTGCCTCCCCAAGGCTCTCCGTTCTTCGTTATCTTCTTCTTATAGATTCTACGCTCCCATCTATGGTAACACGAAGGGCCGCCCTTGTACTTAAAAATAGAGTAGTTTTTACCCTTGTGGCCAAACTTCTTGTTTACGCCTCTGGCTGACATCATACCGATGTCCTCCTTGCGGTACAACTTCTTAGTGCGTAGCATCTTTCTACAGAAGTCACGAGTCTCCCCGTCAGGGGTCTTACTCGTGCCCTTCACATAAGTATAGCGAACCTTATAGAGTTCGCTGTCCTGAGATGAATCCTCCTTAGCAGATAGGTTCACAAGGCCGTTAAGGTATCCCTCAACATCAAAGTCCTCAGGCTCATCTTCTGTAGACTCGCTGTCTACATCAATGAGTTCGTACTCCTCGTCTTGTGGTTCATCTTCGCCTATCTGCTCAAGAAAATCCTCTAAGTCAATTTCAGGATCGTCAGCACTGAACTTACGACCCGTTTGCTCCTCTGCAGTCTCGTTATCTAAACCTTCGTAGTCAATAAACTCTAGAGGCTGTAACGTCTTAAAGTAGAGGTTTAAGCTAATATCATTGTAGGCTAGTAGTTCATCCATAGCATCGAGAATCATCTCTTGCGTGCTACGGATAACCGTGTTTTGGAAGAGTAACGATGCCGTCTTAATCTCGTCAGCGTTACTCCCTAAACCTGAACCATCCTTAATCCCTAAAAGCATAGGTGAGGTAATGCGGTGGCCTACCATCAACTTCTGTGAGGACTCCTCAGAAAGGAACTCATACTGCTGTGAGGCATCAGAAAGCTGAACAGGCTCAATACTCGCCTGCATCTCTTTGTTATCGTTAAAGGCTAAGATGAACTTACCTGAGTTGCTAGTGCCAGAGAACTTGTCTATGATTCTACGCTCTATCAGTTCACGCTCCTCCTCCGTTGGGATGCCGTTATTGAAGTTAATCAACATCGAAGGGCTGAGGCCATTCTTGATGTTGTTAATGTGGTAGTTAGCTACCTCTTCCTCTAACTCAGCATAGGGTAAAGCACCTTGGTAATCTACAGGGCTGTAGTAATAGTACCCTGCTCTGTATGGCTTGATGCAGTATATTTCTAGCTTATCGCCTGCTTTCCCATACCCATAGGCAGGGATGCGCTCAGGCTCATAACCCTTCTTGCGGATCATAGACCAATCCTTGCTGTACCAATAGCCTTCTATCTCACCATCCTCATTCATCTTCTCATAGCGGAGAGTCTCAATAGGGAAGTGCTCAACCTGTGCGATAGCACTCTTGTCCTCGTTATAAATAACTTGGAAGGCCGCCTGGCCCATAGCCTTTAAATCAAAGACTACCCTGCGAAGGCAGTGCTTGGAAAACATTGAGACCATACGAGCGTATTGCTCAGGTCTTCTACTTGCATCTGTTGCACCAATGCCCTTACCATAAATCAATTCACACACACCATTGATAATAGCGTTGTTAGTTGCTGACCCATTGTAGCGGTCTATAAGGTATTGGTAATAGTTGTTATCACCTCCGTACTCAACCCACTGCTTGCGGTTGTTCTCCTGCACCACAGGGGTAGTGTAGCTGTTGAGGTTTACGATTCTTATGTTACTCATCGGTATATGTATCCGTTATTGTCTGAGTTGTACTGCGTGTACTGCCCTTGGTTGACCGTGTACTTCTCGTAATCGGTTTGGTCAGTACAGAACACACGGCCTCTATAGACCTCGTTAGAGCCACTTACTCGTATCGTATAGAACCTTCCCTCCTTGAAGGAGTAGGAAGGGTCTATAACCACATAATTACGGCTTCTAGTGCCTGTTAATGACTCTGTGCTACTCGTGTTAGTCTCCTCGTCTGTAATAACGACAGAGAGCGATGTGTCGTAGGCTCTAGGGACAAACTTGATAGTGCTATCTGTTGTACTTACTATATGCATAATAGGTTAACCCTTTTGGCTAGACATTGTTACAAAACAAAAGAGGGGGACGTACTTAAACGTCTCCCCTCTCTAACCAAACCAGAGTGCTATGCCCTAGAGCACAAATATACACTTATTTATCAATTACGAGTTAGTTCCCTCGGTAATTGTAACCGTTGAAGTAGCAAGACCATCGAATGGGTCTGCTGCTGTCGCTCCTGCTAAGAAGTTTGCAGGTAATACCTCCTGTGCGGTGAACGTCAATGTGTACCCTGAAAGGTCTCCCATTGCCGCACCCGTTACGATAGTACCACCCGTTACATCTGCTCCGTGCTCAAGACCTACTGCAAAGCAGTTATCGTTATAGTCTTGTACGAAGACGTGAGGACGGCCATAAGCCAATAGTTTAATCTCTTTGTGATCTTCCTTGCTCAACTTAGTCAAGGTAACATTTAGAGTCTGCTCAAAGAAGGTTGTTCCGTTCTCACGAGAAGATGTGATAGCCTGCTCTAAAGAAGAGTTGCCTTTTACATCATACTTGTAAGCCGTAAAGCTGCTACTTAAGTCAGTAATCTCATCGGAAGACAATGTAGCCGTACCGATGTCTCCGTAGTTCGCAAAGTAAATCGCTTTGATTCCTCCGACTACGTCTTTACAAGGGACTGCACGCCCTGCTGTAATTACACACGCCATAATATATTTTTATTAAAAAAGGGCAGACAGGCTGTAGCCCACCTGCCCTTTAAATTAGTCAATTAACTACTTCTTAGTTGTAAAGAACAATCTCAGAACCGATACCATATTGGATACCTGCAGTGAAACGCATTACAACACGAACGTTCTGAGAACCATCTAAGTCAGCCATATCTAACAACTTAACTTCGTTAGTGTCAGACAATAAACCTGTACCGAAGAACAAGTTAGATTTCTGAGCAGCAGCCATAGTATTGTCAGACAAACCAGGTGCAACAAAAATCTTCACTCCGTCAAATGCCAAGTTCTGACCATTGAACCAAGTAGTTCCTTCGCCATTCAAACCATTAGCACCTAGACCTGAAGCACCGAAACCACCTAATGCACGAACGTAAGCACGAGCAACGTTAGAAGAAACGTATAGGTACAAGTCCTCTTTTCCGTAGATAGTAGTAGGTACAGCATCAACTACTTTACCCATCTCAGTGATTACGTTTGCAGCCGTCACGGTTGTACCTGTTACGTCTACAACGTCAGAATCTGCTTCCCATAATACTTCGAAGCCATCGAACTCACCTGCAGTTGCGTTAGCACCTTGCCAGATGTTGTTCTCCATTTTCTCAGCTACTTTAGAGGCAACGTGGCCAATCAAGAAGTCAGAGAATGCAGGAGGCAAGTTATCGAATGCGCTGTAGCCCATTTGGATTGCTTCCCAATCGCTGCGGAAATCTTTCTTACAAAGCTCAAGGTTCACTTGGAACTCCTCAGGCTGAAGAATACGCTCAGTAAGTGTAAGCGTTGAAGTGTCAGAGAAATCACAAGTTGCATCTTTGACGATAGCATCCGTAGATACTTTCTTCATTACTTCCTTGAATTTCACATTTGGTTTAACCGTGATACCACCACCCTCGATAGTATCAGCACTTAGCAAGGCAGCAGAGAGGTATTTCCCTGCAAATTCACCTGCGTAAGTTGTAGTAATGCTAGTAGTTGTAGCCATTTCTATATCTTATTATTGATTATTTACTTAATTAAAATTTCAAGTTTGTCAAACGAGAGATAAGTGGGTACTCATTCTTAAAGTCTTCCCAATCTCTCCACAATCTTGATGCATCTTCAATCATATCTTTTGCATCTTGGTACTCATCGTAGATTTCATCTGGATCAATACCTAAAGACTTAGCGTTATCCTCTAATCTTTTTAAAGGCTCAGAAAGTTCTTGAATGAAAATATCAGTGCTTGTAGCTTCGCTGTTTACGATGATGTTATCAAGTTCACCCTGAATCTTGTACAACTCATCTTCCTTCTCTCCTGCCCAATCGTTTAGGATGTAAGAAAGCTCGCTGTAAGCATCTTCTAAATAGCCTTTTTGTTTTTCAATGTCATCTACCAAAGACAATTTAACTTCCTTGCCTTGCTTGCTGAGTTTGGCAGGCTTCTGAGCCTTGCTCAACTCAGCCCATAATTTTTGTACTCCCTTTTTCATTGTGTTTATTTTATCCTCTAACTGATTTGTTTAAGAAGTCGAAGGTCTCATAAAGATTTTGAACTGCTTCAATCAAGTCTTCAAGGTTATCTACATAGCCGTTAATATCAGAACCGCTATAATCCTCCATAACGTCATCAAAGTCTACCCCTAAGTCGCTTGCTACAGCTCCTACCTCTGACATTTGATTCATAATGTCACGAACCAAATTCACATAGAAATCATCCTCTAAGAATCCTTCTTGAGAAGCGTTTCTTACTTTTTGCGTAAGTGTTTCAGCTAAGTCCGTAATCTCTACGATAGTGCTTAGAGCATTCATATCGTCTACGTTCTGAGCTGTAGTTACAAGGTCGTGAAGCTCTTGAACCTTTGACATCTTAACCTCACGAGACTTCTTAGGTTGCTTAGACAGGTTTCGTTTCGGCTCTTGTGCCGCACGAACCTCGTCCCATACCTTTTCAATCTTACGCCAACTCATTACTCAGCAATTTTTGCCATTACACGATCCAAAGTGCTACCGCCTTTTTTAGACTGACCCAAGTTAACCTGAGGCTTTGCCTTAGTCTCTGGGCTGTGCTTCATCGGCTTACGAGCAGGCTTTGCTTTGCTAAGTTTCTCCTTAGCTTCAGCAGCCATTTCCTCTTCTTTCTCCGACATCATCTGCTCTACCATTGCCTTGATTTCGTTAACGACCTCAGCCAACTCCTCACGAGTGACATAGTTCATTTCCTCTTCAGCCAACTCTTCTTCTGCTGCAGGCTCTTCGGCAGGTGCTTCGGCAGGTGCTTCTTCTTCACCACCTTCACGAATCTCTGCAATGATACCTTCCTCAGCAACTACTAAGACTCTGCCGTCTTCCATTTCGTACTCACCAACAGGAACAGCTACTCGCTCATCCTCTGATACAATGAATACCTCGTTACCTGGCTCAAACGCCTCGGCTTCTAGGACAGTTCCGTTTTCTAATGTTGCTTGAGCAGCAGCGACTTTTACTTGCTCCTCTGAGAGGTTCAAGATGCTCATAATTTTTGATAGGGTCTCTTGTGACTTCATAACTATGTTATCTATATAGGTTAATTAAATACTTGGCTTTGCGTTACATTTTTAGATTTGGTCTAAAGACTTTAACTTACTCTCTGCCCAACTCTTGGCAGCCTTACCACCCCATAGGAGGTAGGAGATGTACCCACAGCTTTCCTTGTCTCCCTCATCGTAGTATTCCTCCGCACGGGATAGGTAGCTGTACATTCTCTTTATTGTTTCAACTGAGACATTACGGCCTGCCTCTAAATCGGCTGCTCTCTGCTTGCCCACATCCGTGGCGCACTTGTTGTTCTGCTTCTCATTCAACTCTCTCCCTCGCTTGGCGTTGTTTCGCACCGCTTCGGGATAGTCGTTATAGCTTTCGAGTTCTGTCTTCTTTCCAGACTTGTATCTCTTGTCCTTTTTAATGACCGCCTTAATAGCACTTAACTTCTCCTCAGCGTAGACCTCGTCTGCCTCCTTCTCAAGGGAGGCTAACGAGTCTGCACTCATATTCACCTTGTCCATAAAGTAGCCCTCAATGCTAAAGCCCTTGACCTTACCTGTCTTTACCCAATCATTCCAAATCTCGTCATTGTTGACCTTCATTGAAACCATCCAAGTACCCACAGGCAAGTCCATACCATACATACGGCTCTTGTCTTGCTCACCTTCTATGATCCACGACTCAACAGCCGTTAACCCTTCGATGTCTACCTGATGCTCTAGGGTAGCCTTGCTTTGGTTGCCACTCATAAAGAATAACTCACTAGCCTTTCTGACCGTGTCTTTGCTGAAGTAGATGTAATACTCCTCTTCACCATCTCTACGATAGATAGGCTTATTAGGGATGAGAGCAGCACCCATCAGGATGCGCTTCTCATCATCAATGCTCTTGAGTTCTACTTTCTTCTCTTCCTTTAACGCTATGAAGTCCTCCTCGATAGCAGGTTGCTCAACTACAGAGATGGCCTGTATGCCTGTAATGAAGGCCTCCTCGTCAATTATAAGTTCAATTATATTCATCATCCGAAACTAGCTGTATTTACTTTATTTCTATCTAACTCTTGCTGTGTGGTAACATCCCCTGCTACTACATACGCTTTCACAGGGCGTTCCTGCGATACGCTTTGTGCCAACTGATTGATACCACTTGTGCCTACTATATTGAATTGAGGGGTTTGGCTTGGTGCTGTTGGGGTGTCTACACCACCGCCACCGCTGCCGCCAAATTGAGTAGCCTGAATACTCGCTACCTGAGCGAGACCCGTAGCCCCTGCAATGGCAGCGTTTGCAACTCTCACAGGGAAGGGTAGTAATCCGTCTGCACCCTCGGCTTTTAAAGCACCTATAATCGCTTGGTAGGTACTCACCAATGCTTGGCCTTGGCTTAACCTCTTCTGTATGTTAAACGCCTTCTTAGCACGCTCCTCATCTTCACCTGCAAATGCCTCAGCTAATGCACTGACAGCCTCTAGGCCAGAGTTGGCAATATCAAACTTGGCATCTCGTAGTTCCTCTTCCTTCTCTTTGTTCAGTTCAAAGGTCTCCTCGTTAAGTTCCCGTACCTCGTTTTGGTACTCCGCCTCTATGACCTTCTTCTCGTCTGCTAACTGCTTATAGAGTTCACTCTCTATATCTAGTTGCGCCATCTGCTCCTCAAGGGCAGCCAGGCGCAGGTTCTTAATCTCTTCGAGGTTGGCTTTCTGTATCTCTAGTTTCTTAGACTCCCTTCTTTCAGCAATTAAGGCAGCCTCTGCCTCTATCTCTGAGAGTTCAATCGCTCGCTCGCCTGCCTCAACAGCGGCATCGAATCGCTCTTGATCTAGGTCTCTTAACTCTTCGTTTAGCTGTAGGTTGCTGCTGTCTATATCTGCTTGTACCTGCTTAACGTCATTGAGTTTCTCCTCAAAGGCTATGCGGTCTTCCTCAAGCCCTGAGAGTTCAAACTGCTTGCGTAGTGCCTCCGCTTGAATCTGTAGCTGTGCCTTCTGCTTTTCTAAAGACTCTACCCGTAGACGGTTGGCCTCTCTGATAAGTTCCTCACGTCTGTTTAGGCTGAGGTTCTCCTCATTCTGGAGGCTCTCGGCCTCCTCGATGAGGGCAACATACTCTGTCTGTATCTGATTGATACGCAAGTCAGCCTCCTCAGCTTTTCTACGCAAGGCTACAATCCTCTCGGCTTGGTCAGTTACCTTCTTTATGTCAATGTTCTGAATTGCATCAGCAGCGTTCTGAGTAATCTCACTCACCCCGTTGGCTATCTCACCTACAGCATCAACAAAGTTACTAGCTACATCCTTAGCATTCTCTGCTAACGCTCTGCCCGTCTCTGCAATCTTCTCCTTCGTTTCTTCTATCTCTGCATTTAGGGCGGCTAGCTTATCAGGGTCTTTATTACCGAAGAAGCTCTTCTCCCAAGCACGCTGTGCCACAAGCACACCTAGCTTGATAGCCTCTAAGTTTATCACGAGTAGGTTAAGAGCACCTCTTACAATACCTCCTACAACTGCACCCGTCTTCTCGAAGCTAACGTTGCTATTTGAGACCGCCTCATAAACCGTATTGAACGCTAGAGATAACCCAACAGAAACCTTCTCAAGGGCATCTATGACAGGCTGCGTATTTAGTGCAGCATCCTTCAGGAAGTTCAAGCCGTCAATTAAGAACTTAACACCTGTGGCTTTAAGGGCTAGGCCGAAACCTGTAACCCCCTTGGTCAATTTCTTGAGTGCTGCTAAGTTGCTCTTGTTAGCCTCAGCGTTTTCCTTTGCCGCCTTCGTGTTATCCTCTACAGCCTCGGCAACCTCTTCGACATTCTTCGAGGTTTCCTTGGCGGCTTCACCAACACCCTCAATAGAGTCCGCTAAGGCATCTAGTTTTTTATCTATGTCTGAGGTATCCGCCTCTACCTTAAATGTCTTTTCTACCGCCATCTGTTCTTAACGTGTTTCTTCATTTGTCCCCAAGTCCTAGGCAGTTCATACCTGCCCCTTGCAATGTCGATAGCCGCACTGCGTTTGTCAGTACGCTTCAACTCTTCTATAAGATAACCCAATACACTAGACATCGTTGAGTAGTTCTAGCTGTGCTTCACCTGTAGCCAGGTTCATCGTCACAGAGTTTATAATATAATTACGCTCCAATATCGTTAGCTTGTCATTAGTCTTCAGGTCGAGCATTACCCTTACAGGTAGCTGCGCCCTGAAGCTAAACAACCTACGCTGTACATCGTATAGGTCAGTGATGTAGTCCTTCCAATAGGTGCTGTATAGACTCTGCCCAAAGCCCTGCAACAAATACGGGTCAACCTCTGTACCAAAGTTGATGGTCTGAGTTACTGAAGCCGCTGTGCTGCTGTTTACATTTCCTATGAGCCACATATCCTGCTTTTGAATAGCTGCGCCTGACATATCAGTATAACTCCAATGGTAGGCTAGGGCTACCCTTAGATTACCCGATGCATAGAAGATAATAGGCTCACCTATATAAGGCTCTAGTTCTCTCGTTACACATTGCCCAACATTCAACTCCGTTAGGCCTAGGTTCTGTGAGGGCTGTGGGTTGACATCACTCAATCTCTCGAAGAGCATATTATCGAAGCCCACCTCAATCTCAAATTCGTCTCCGTCAAACTCGAAGTCGGCACGGAGGTCACCATAGCCAACGTCATTCTGCAGTCTATACTCTTCACCTAGTATTGCCTCTGTCTCGTTAAAACTATAGGACACCCTTTTGTATAGGCTCGGTCTGTTGATCCCAACCTCCTCTATATTCGTGTAGCTAGTTATATCATAGGTACTGCCCTCAGCGTACCAATCGTCAAGCGG